AAACAAAACAAAGGGTTAGCTTCGGCTAACCCTTTGTCGTTTCTGGCCAGTGTCAACGAAGTGTCAACCGCAACTCGACCGGGAGACATTGAGCCCGCGGTGCACATGAAAGCTATACGCGCCCCAGCTCGCCCAAGTCACCGCTGACACAGCATCTCAACCGCCATCGCGTGCCTCGGTCTAGTCGGCTCAAGCTGCTCGTAACCGAGCAACTTGACCTGGCCCGCACACGGGCCACCCTATCGGGCGACAAGACCCGGATAAATCACACCTACCCCGTCCGACAGACGGGGCAGGCGCTCAACCGGGCGCGTGTGCGCGCCGCGGCGATTTCGCGCAATGTATCGCATCCGCCCCCAATGCCTTCAGGAAAGCAGCAGTCGGACATATACCCGCTCCTTGCTCTTTCCAGTTTCGGCTGACAAATAAAGTACGCGCACTCCGCCCCGCCCCTCTTCACAACACCCCGTCGACTCGTCTATCGCGGAACATTCTTCTGTCGTCGACCGAATACTCAAATTGGCACCAAAGGCGGTCAATTTGCAGCCATCATCTGCCATATTTGGCCGACGAACTCTCAATGCGACGATCGCGGTGCGTACCGCGATAGACGAAATGAGGAGAGCCCACGCTCAAGCGCGTGGCATTTGCGCATATCGGCCCTTTCGAAATTCCCCGCCGCGAACGTACGCATAGTGCGGTGTCGACGGCGCATGCATTGAGCAGACCGGCCACGATTGACAGACTTTTACAACCATTCATACTCATGTTTGTTCGAATCACCGCCTTCTGACCCGAGAGGAAATACATGAGTAACTACTTTGATTTCGTCAGCGAGGAGCTGCTCCAAAAACTTAATCAAGTAAAGGCATTTATAAAAAAACACAATCCCACGATCGGGCTCTTGACGGAAGAAATACTGCGAGACTTTCTGCGAACACATTTGCCAAGAGTGATAAGCGTCGAGCAAGGCTTCATTATTAGAGAAAATAATGAACTATCTCGTCAGTGCGACATCATCATCTACGACTCCCTTCTCTACGCCCCATTCTATAGAATCAATGATGTTGTGGTGGTACCAGAGGAATCAGTACTAGCAATAGTCGAAGTGAAAACCTCAATTACACAAGACACCTTCCACGACGTCATTAAATACTTCGCCGATTTCAAAGAATTTCACAGAATAAAGACACACCTTTTTATCTTCAACTCCACCAGCATAAAAAGCCTGAGAAAATATTTTCATAACTACAAACACCCTGGGGAGTACCAGCAATTTGACCACGACACCTTTCAATGGCTTCCCGATGAAATCACAGGAATTAATCCATCATTCCATCTCACGAAAGACGGAGTAATATCGGATCGAGACGAAATGGGGTATACCTCCTATTTTTTTGACGGATTGGACGGAACCGAGATCAGCGCACTGGAAAATTTCTTTCTCTCGATCTACCGAACCGTCGAGACATACATTGAAAGCAACCTGATGCGCCCAGATAATTCCGCCAAAAATGGAGGTCGCAAGCATATTAAAAGATCAAATTATCATTCTCGAGATACTCGGTCCATCTCAGCAATTCCACTGTTCGATATGTGACTGCCCCCCTCTCCACTGACACTCTCGTCAACTTACCAGGCAAATTTTCAATGAATGCCGAATCTGTCTACATCGCGATGATGAGTGAGGCCGCGAACCGCCTCATGGCAGCACAACAATTTATTGAACAGCATAGTGGCGGTAGCGAGATAGCCCGTTTGGAATCAGCAGCTCTTCAGGTTCGCAAGGCTATGGAAGCCATAGCATTCTCAGCCATTTCCACAAATAAATCGGCTTACGAAAAAATTCGGTCTATAGCAGAAACAAATAAGGATTTCACGCGCGATTATCACGCAAACAGGATCTTTCGTGATTTGCAGCGAATACAGAAGGACTTCTACCCCCTCGCATTGGTTCCGGCTGTAAACCTTACGCCTGAACTTCAAACGGGCCGGACCTGGCACTTCGATCGTAAACACGACGGCCACCTGTCTCAGGACAAGTTCATAAAAATCTACGACAGGCTAGGAAAATACCTTCACGCTCGCAACCCCTGGGATCGATCAATCCCGCAGGAGGGCCTGCAAGAATTTCTACCCGGCGTAATCGGCGAAGCGCAATCATTGATCGAATTGCACGCAGCTTTTATACGCACCACCGGTTTCACCGGCGTCTGGATCGTCGAAATACCCAAAGACTCAACAGAACCGAAGATTATTAGAGGACAGGCCGATGGTGATTTCACGGTACTCAATCACGGGAAAACCTAATTCCGCAAACTCGGACGACAGGCCGTCGTGTTGGTTGTACCGAACGAAGCCAGACCAGGCGCCCACGGGAACACTCCGCGACAACGGCGATACACTGCCCTGCTAGATTTCAACAGCAGTCCGGCTAGATCGAACCACTGCCCCAGTGCCCGTTGAGTGCAATGGCAAGACAGATATCCGCTCAATGAGGCCCGAGCCCACGACACCGTCGTAGCCGCCCATCGCTATTCGAAGAGCATGTCACGAATGGGGGCACGATCGTCCGAATTATGCATAGGTCAAGAACCATCTACGACATCGTCGGACCGAAGACGCGCGCTGTCACTTTCGCGCGCGAAAGTCTCGGATACCAGTTGGTTGTGGCGCGCCATCGCTTTCCGCAGCGCTGCTGATGCCTCCGGCGGCGCCAGCAGGGCTTTGACAAGCCGCACCTGGTCCGCGGGGGAAAGCGCAATTGTTTCGCTCAATTCCATCGTTGCCCTCAAGCCATGCCGAGTGGTACACCAGAACTTTCGCGCGCGAAAGTTCCGTTCATCTAACGCTTCGACTATAGCCGGCGGAATTCCAGAAGGACAAGTAGCTGGGTCTTCCTTGAGTTGAACGATCGAGACAGATTGAGCCACGAGAAAGGCCCAGATCGCCCGTCCGAGACAGTTTCTTCATCCAGGCCGGCAAGTACGATCACCTCGCCATCTTCCGCGTCCACCGTAGCTTCAATCTGCCGCTTGTTCAGTGTAGGGGAGTCGATATTGCTGGTTCGCGTATTAGCGAAGCTCGACACCTCCTGTACGACCTTTGCCGTAAATCTCTTGTCCATCGCCCTGGGCTGCACGGTAAGTGCAAGCCCGCTCGATCGATACTCGATCGATTGAATCGGCGTTCCATCCTTGCTAAGGGTCATCGCACCGCGAACGGGAACTTCACTGCCGACCATCAGCTTGCCTATCGCACCGTCGACTAGACGCAGCGTCGGCTGAGTTCGAAACCTAAACCTCGAGTCGCCATTAACAGCTTTGAAAACTGCATCTATCCCGCCCACTTTCAGTCGGGCGAAGTTGTCGGACGCCACCTCTCCCGAGTTGAGCGCCAAGGCCAGGCGCCCGCCTAAAATGTTCACTGCGGCTCCAAAGCTCAGCGCATCCTCGGCGCTATCGGTGAACTCGATCAGGGCCGCGCGCACGTTGAGCGCCACGGGCTTCTGATCGAGCTGCTCCAGAAGCTGCCGTATTTTCGTGCGCTTCGCGTCAGCTCCGGAGATTACGATTGCGTCCTGTACCTGCTGGTCACCTGCCCCGCCTGTATTCCCTTGTCCGTTCGCTATGCCAGCCGAACGCAATGCCACCTGGAGATACTCAACAGTGCGGTTTCTCGGACGGTACAGCTCGAAATCTTCCGACTCAACATCGGATTGTGTCGCTCTATGTGGATCGAGCGCCGGCAATGGAGCTGACAAGATTTGATCGCCCGGCGTGACTCCCGCCGCAAGGCTCTTTTCAAGGCGAACGATTCCCGAAGCCTCGCGCACTCGAACGCCGACCGAGCCAAGCACCTCTTGCAGTAGCGACGGAAGCTGTTCGCGATCGATGCGCTTAACATTGATCGTTACCTTCTTGTCGAGCCCCATGAGGTCCGGCGACACCATGTAGTCTTTGCCGAGCATCGCCTTGTACGTTGCCTCCGCGAAGTCGATCACCGGAATAGCCTTGAAGCTCAGCGAAACTGCATCGGCGTAGGCGAGAACAGGGAAGAACAGCAGAGCTAGCCAGATTCGCTTCATTGATGCTCTCCTCGGTACCAGAGCTCACCGAGCTTTGCTTCCCAGCCTGATGGTGTCTCACGAAATATGTCAGCGGTCACAACTCGACCGTCCGAAAGCACAACCTTGAACAATTGGCCTTCACGGTAGAATCCGCTTCCCGTAACGCCGGTCGCGTACTTGTCCTCCGGGACAGACGGAGCAGCTGCAGCACGGTCGAGCGTCGCATGGGCGGAAAATATTCGATCGACACCAGCACCCAACAAGGCTCCGAGCAACACAAATAGAAGAATCGCTTTCTTGTTCATTTCCCACCAGCTCATGTAGCGACCGCGAAGATCCCAAGCACTCAAGTATTGGAATCCCTCACCCGTTCTAACGCCGACGTCTGGATTGATCTTCTGCGTCGTGTCGTATGCGCGATACAGATCATGGCCTCGCACCCAAACCGTCTCGGAGAGTGGTGCTCCTGGCTGTGTCCCATATCGAACGTGGGCAACGTGCCACTTCGGAAGCCGCAATCTGACGCCGGCCAGCGAGGCAATGCGTCCGATCACCGGAACCTGGACCTTGTCGAGTCTGCGAGTATTGCCGTACAAGTCGAAGAGAGCATCGCGGACTTGCTTGTCGACCAATCCGACGTGCTGTGCAATGAACAGCAAATTCCATCCAAACTTGCGCGAGTGAAGCAACCAATTGATGAGCGCCTGCCGATCCCTGGCTTGCCAATCTCGACTGTTCAGGAAAGTTGCAAGCTCATCTAGAACAAGCAGCCCGTTCTCATCCTCGCTAAATCTGTAGCCATCCCGCATGACTGGATAGCTTTCGCCGTCGCGCCACTCGAGCCCCGGATTGCCGAGCGGAAGCAACATCAGATCGTCCGACGTCGGCCAATCAGGAACACGGAAAGGGCGTACCGTGTTTCGAGGAGGGACCAAGTACTCCACACGTAGATTCAGGTTCGTCGCGACCATACGGCCAGCCCACATATATTCGCGAATGCGAGACATCGCTATCAGAGACTTACCAGCGCCGCGCTTGCCAGCCAACAAAGTTCCGTCCGTCATGTCAGCTCACGTAGCTAATGGCACGCAAATTTTCGCGGTGTTCTCGATAGATGAATGCGGCCAATTGCGCGCTCCAGTATGCGGATATGCATATCTCAGCGTTCGATGGCCAGATGGCATAGAAGGCCATAAGGATGTACTGATTCGTCACCGGAGACATCAGGCCGGCAACGAGAGCTTTCAGTGCAAACCAGAATGTCGTAAGCAACACGAGCGAAGTGGCCAAAACAGCGCTGCCGATCGCTATCTTCTTTCCAACATAGCTGGCGAGGAATTCGAACAGCTTCCCGAATACTGCAACAAGGAATCCAGCAAATATTTGCATAGTTATCCTATGTTTATGATGATGAATATTGGACGGCGAAGAGCCACTACTTACCGTTATTCCCGGCGTTTCCGTTTGATCCGAAGAACAGCATCACAATCGCGATGAGTGTTGCCACTCCAACTAACCAGGCGTAGTACTCCCGGAAGACGTCAATCTTGGTACACCAGTCGATCTCGACCGACGTACTAAGGCCGCTGAGAGGCCCGTGACTTATGCCGGGCTCCCACTTGAGGTTTGAGCATGCAACTGGCGATCCCGGCAGGAGCGATGGTATCCAGGAGTTGTCCAGGCCGAAGTTGTCACCTGAGCTTGCCTTGCTTTCTATGAAAGCCTGTCGCTCGTCCAACTTCGAACGAATCGCGTCGGCTGCGCTATTCACCTGCGCGTCTTTTCCTCCGAATCCCGAGTCATCGACGGTAACAGCGCACGCGGACTGGCCAGGGCCACCACAATTACCAGACCCATTACCAGAACCACCTGTACCACTATTGCCAGAACCCGTTCCGTCGCTGCCAGGCTGCGGACCACTGTCGATTCCTTTGATCGTCCCTCCGCCCTGATCCTTATCGAAGGCCCCGACGGAGATCTTCTTGTAGTTGGTGCCATCTGATGTTTCGACCGTAACTGATCCATCCGCGTTTCTTGTGACGATGTCATAGCCGCCTCCTGACGGGCTTTGATAACGAAGTTGATTCTTCGCTGGCTTCGAGAACTGTGACAGCAACGAGGAACAAGACGGGTTGGTAGCGTCGAGCTGAAAGCTATTGTCTGTCGGGTCCACCAACACCTCGCACGGCACCTTGCCCTGCGGTTTCTTTACAGCCGCTGCGTTGCTCAAAACGCAGTTGCCACTTGTCAGTACGTATCCCTCGGCGCAAGCCTTTTGTGCTGAGTTTCTAAACCAGATGCCGACCGTTTTTCCGTCCGAGGATCTCCCGCTTGGGCAACTGAACGACCAACCACTACCGGGGTTGGTCGCGGCCTGTGCCGATGAGCAACGTTGCAAATCACCCTGACCCGAGTACAACGAAATGTCGACCGACCTATATTCTCGGATCGTGTTCTCGCCGCTCACCGCATACGAACTCGAGCTGCCGGCAGGCATAGAAGCCGCCACCTCACCGTTTGGTGGAGTGCTAGTCGCATTTCTATCAGCCTCACCGGAATATGACGCCTTGGGCTTCGCATCACGCATGTTGGCAGCTGTCGGGCCTGATGGTTTGGCGGCGTCGTCGTAACGCTTTGGATCTGGATTCTCGCGAACGGCATCGGTATCGAGTGGCATCCATATTGTGGCTTCTTCACCATTTTTGCTCTTATCACTATTCGTACCCCACCAGAGCGCGCCAATGACCGCGCCGTGCAATGCGATGGATCTTTCCCAGGCGACGACGCTCTCGGCCGCTGCGATTGAAGACGTTCCAGACAAGTAGCGCCCCGTCCAAAGCAACGCGCGCCCGACCGGCAATACCAATGAGATAAAGGCGAGCGAATTCAGAGCATACGCAAGCATTAGAACTGCCAGCACGCTTGCGATCAATCGGCGTGTGCAACGCATGTTATTCGCAGTCCGAATAAAATGGGGGCGACGCCCCCATATTTAAGATAGCAACTCGATCAGACCGACTTGGCCAGTCGCTTCACGATCTTCGGTCCGAACATGATCGCCATGATGCCCAGGATAAACGGCCAGCTCGTGCTGAGCACATCGAGGGCCGTGTCCTTCATATCGGTGAATCCGGTCGTGATCGCAGTCTTCGCAGCGGCATCGAGTACCGACGTGGCGTTTGCCGAAGCCGCTGCCAAGCCCGTGCCGATCGCCAGCCCCGTGCGGGACATGATTTGTTTGATCGTTTTCATTTCGTTTCTCTCAAGAAAGCGTGTCGTTGAAGATGTTTTCAGCAAGAAATAAAATCTTGCCCAAAAGAAAGCCGAAGAACCAAGACACGCAACATCCTGCGGCAATCCAAAGTGTGGACGTACTCATCTACTACCTCCGACCTGCCATGACTCCGAGGATCAGAGCAAGGATCATCGCGATACACACCAGGACGTCTTGTATCGGGAGGTGTGTGAAAGACCCTCCATAGAACTCCGGTTCACTTGCACTCGATACGTAGGTTTCAGAAGGTGCCGTACCAGCAGGGCACGGCGGCACAGTCGTTGTAGACGGTATGCACTTGTACGTCGCCATGCCCGATTCTCACTGCTCGACCATATCGAGCGTCATATCCACCGGCACCACGTTTACGATCTCGCCGGTATCCTTGTCTTTGAACTGGTACGCCTTCCGCTGGAAGCCACCCAGCATACAAATTACGGTAACCTCGTCGCCACGATCGCCGAGTTTCTGCTTACCGCGAACCTCGACAACCTGCGGGCGGCTGTACTGATCTGCCGCCGGCGTCGTGATGCGCGTGTAGCGCACGCCGTCGAAACTCCGCTGCGCCTCGATGCGCCCCCGCACGACGACCTGCATCGGCTTGACTTGCGACGGAAGCGAACGGACCGCGGTTTCTGCTGCTGACATGTCGAACTCCTTAAGCGGCTAAGCGCATTGTTTCCCGGCTAACCTGATATTCCTCGCGGTTGCGTGCCGGGAGTTGGCACAACCGAGGGTCCGTTCTCACCGGACTGAAATCGTGCGGCAGAGCCGCGTTGTTCGCGACGACCTGGACATCCGTGCCCCGCCACGACACACCTGCGTCCTCCAACTGCTTACGGCAGCGATAGAACGTGGCCTTCGCGAAATGCTCGCGCGTAACCTCATCACCCAGCGTCGTCAATGACCCCCAGAAGCCGTACAGGCGCATGCCAAGCGTGTCACCGTAGACACCCTTCAGCCTGTGCAGGACCGCCCTGCTCTCTCTCACCGTGGTCATTGCCTGTTTTCCCTCTCTCAAAAGCTTCTCGATCTCGGTGTCAAAGACGCCCTCCAAATAGGCGTCAGTTACCTCGTCCACTCTCGGATGCTTTCCAAAGTCGTACAGCAGCTTGTCACTGTGGATCTCGACCTCCGCACGCAGACGTCTATCAGCCAAACGTTGGAGCGCGTTGATCTTGCGCTCCACCCGAGCGCGATTGTCCTGGTCCTCACGACCATGAAGGTGGTTGAAAACCTGCTGGAAGAAGCCACGCAGGCGACTCCGGTCATGCACTTGAAACTCGGTGCCCTTGTGATAGAACTTGACTGTCGTGGTCTTGCCGGCAAAGTACACGGCCATCGCATACTTGGCCGCCCCTTTCCTCCGTCGCGGGAAGCTAATGAGCTGCAAGCCATCGAAAAACTCTTTGCAGGCCGCCTTCGACAGCCGGTACACGGACGCAACGTCTACGCGATGGAGGGTCCACCAGTCTGCCGGCGGCAACTCCGTCGTCAGCAGATCCTCGACCAGACACACGAAATCGCGACACGCCCGGCGAAAATCGGTGGGGCCGCCGTAGACGTTATGACCGTGCACGATCTTGTGCACCGACGCTTCAATCAGGATGTACGGCTCGCACGGAACCAGTTCGGGCCGCCCCTTCTTGTTCACGACCCACTCTTCGCTCTTCGGGATCACCGAGATACGCGAATCCCAAGACCCGAGCAGCTCGCCAGTAAACAGTTCATAGAGGATTTCCCCGCTGGCGCAGTCCATCCCGGACCGCAGCAGGCACTGATGCTTGATGCGCTCGACCACGGCGCGGTCGAGGTACGGGGAACGAAGTCGGACCGTGTCGTAGGCCATACTCAGAACCAATCCCCACTATCACACCGAGTCTCGCCCGTGAGACTGTCAGGCGGTGCTACCACGCCCGCCTGACAAAAAGCAGCCTCGCTACGCGAGGCGAAAAAATCTGACATAGCGGTGCCAGCAAGCTCCGGATTAACTCCTTCGAGCGAAAGAACATTCATAGGGGAATGCTCGCCACGCAATGCGATGCGAGCGCGCGGCGCATGCGCCGCATCGCCCGCACCGCATTCGCGTGTCGACTCAACGCTCACTGCCACTACGGTCGATTTGAGCTTGCCCATCAGCGCGTTCCGTTCCTACCCAGTACAAATTCGTCAGCGCGTTCAAGCGCCTTGGCACGAATCGCCTCGACGTTAATCAAGCTGTATTTGCCTACGCGAATGCACGGCCAGTAGCCCTTGTGGCACTGAAACCGGACTACTTCCAGTGGAAGTCCAATCGCAGCTGACCACGCTTCACGAGTCATCAGCGGGGGCAGGCCGCGGACTACGCTGTCAGCTAGAAGTACCTGTTCCGAATCGGTGTTTGCCATGTGCTAACCTGTCAATCATCGCATTACGTTGCAATGTAATGCATTGATTGACACCACGTCAACAGGGAGCCTTCTATGGCCATCGATTGGACGAAAGCTATTGAAACGATCTGCACGAAGCGCGGCTGGTCACTCAGACGCCTAGCCGGCGATATGGGCGTTTCTGCGAACTACCTAAGCGAAGTGACCACGGGCAAGCGCCCACCATCGCTGGCATTGAAGATCAAGATTGCAGGGCGTCTCGAGTGGAACAAGACATCAGACCTGCTCGTAGAACTCCTACCCGACGATGCTGCAAAAGCATGGGCAGAATGGGATGAGCGGACCACCGAATCCTTGGGTAAAAAGGCCGACCTCAAGGCCGACAATATTGAGGCCAAGGAGGCCAAAAAGACATCCAAAGCCACGAAGGATACGAAACCGCGATGAGCATCAAAAAGACCCCGGCTGGCTGGCTCGTTGATGCGCAGCCTGGCGGACGAGGCGGCAAGCGATTCCGTAAAACATTTAAAACACAAGCCGAAGCAAAGGCTTGGGAAGCCTGGCTAGCAACCCAGGTCAACCAAAACGCACAGTGGGCTCCGGAAAAGCGGGACACGCGCAAACTATCCGAGTTGGTCGACCTTTGGTTTAACACACACGGACAAAGCTTGCGCGCTGGAAACGACACAAGAAAGCGACTGCTTGCAGCCGCAATCGCTATGCATGATCCAGTCGTCGATCGCTTCAGCGCGGAAACCTTTGCAGCGTATCGGGCAGAGCGGCTGAAAGCTGGAGTGTCCGTGTCAAACATGAATCGTGAGCTTGCCTATCTCCGCGCGATGTTCAACGAGCTGAGCCGGCTCGGAGCCTGGGTCAAGCCCAACCCGCTTGAGAAGCTTCGTCAGTTCAAGGTACAGGAAAGGGAACTCTCCTACTTAACGGCGGATCAGATCACCTCGCTTTTCACCGAACTCAACGCTGCCCGTAACAAGCACGTCCGGTTGGTAACCGAGCTAGCGCTGAGCACGGGCGCAAGATGGAGCGAGGCAGAAGGACTTCTTATCACTCAGGTGCACGATGGTTTCGTCCAATTCGCCAAAACGAAAAGCGGCAAGGTTCGATCCGTACCTATCGCAGACAATCTTGTGGCGGAACTGCGGACGCATCACCGGAAGCATGGCACTCTGAATCGGGTATTCGGAACAGCCTGGTCGGCATTCCGCGAAGCCATCGAGCGCGCAGGAATTGACCTACCGGACGGACAAATGACGCACTCTCTACGTCATACCTTCGCTAGTCACTTCATCATGGCCGGCGGCAATATCCTCACCCTTCAGAAAATCCTTGGGCATCAAAGCCTGACGATGACGATGCGGTACGCGCACTTGGCTCCGGATCATTTGCAGGAGGCGAAAGCACTCAACCCACTTGCCCTCATCACCAAAGGGCACTTTCGCACGCGAAAGTCCGAAGCCGAGGGCGTTGACCAGCTCATGCCGCCAGAAACTCGAGCCATCAGCCAAACCGCGCATCAGGCGCTATAGTGTCAACCAAGCGTCAACACCAAAGCAGCACAACGAGGGTGTAAAGCAACCCAACCCGCCACAACCCTTTGATTTCACACGCAATGCTTATATATAGCAACGCGACGTAACGGAATCATAATCCGCAGGTCCGGGGTTCGAGTCCCTGATTCGCCACC